ACTTTCAACTCGTGTGTGGTGGATACTGCGGGGGCGTTGACGGGAACGTACGATATTCCGGGTTCAACGACCTGCACCGTGACTATTGCTAATCATGGGCTGTCGAACGGCGATAGAGTGGGGCTTAACTTCACTAGCGGAACAGCGGTAGATGATTCATATGACGTGGCAAACGTAACCACGAATACGTTTACTATAACTACGGCGAGTCTGACTACCAGCGGCAACGTAACCATGTACCCCAAAGTCCTTGTTGAACTGGACTGCTCTTCGGGCACGTCGTTTTACACGTTGATTCCGGGTGAGGGCATTCTTGCAACAGGTGGTTTGTTCTGTTTGCTGCCATCCACTAACGTCACTATGACTATTTTTTACGGATAGGAATAGGCCATGATGCAGACTGACGTTAAATCCGCCCGTGCCGCAAACACTGGACTGTTGGTGACTCAGATTCCTACGCGCTTGAAATCTATTACGGTGACAAGCGCAACGGTGTCTGCAAGGAATGTTGCTGTCTGCGACCCAACTGTTCAATCGTCTGGTACGTATTCCCGTACAAGTCCAAGTGCCACAATCACAGTCACAATAGTGAACCACGGCTTTGTTACTGGGCAGCGCGTGTTCTTGGACTTTACGTCGGGTACAGCGCGGGACGGTGTGTATACGATTACGAAGACGGGTGACGATACGTTTACCTGTGCGGATGCGCCAACCACGACCACAAGCGGTAACGTCACGGCATACAGCAGCATCGCATTAGAAATCGACACCTTCAACACCGTTGGTCTACCTATCTTGATCCCCGGTGAAGGTATTTACTGCCCTAACGGTATCTTTGTGGGGTGTGGCTCATCGGTAACCGCAACGGTGTTCTATGGCTAAGACTCCAGCATGGCAGCGTAAGGAAGGCAAGAACCCCAAAGGCGGCTTGAACGCCAAGGGGCGAGCTTCGTATAACGCGGCGAATCCGGGCAAGCCCGGACTTAAAGCACCGCAGCCGGAGTGTGGGCCTCGTAAGAAATCATTCTGTGCCCGTATGGAAGGAATGAAGAAAAAGCTTACGTCGTCCAAAACAGCAAGTGACCCAAACAGCCGAATCAATAAATCACTTAGGGCTTGGAAGTGTTAACCATGGATATGGCTTACGTTTGGACTGGTGGTCTAACTTTATTCACTGGTCTTTTTGCTTACGTTGCGCATGAAAAGTTTACTGAACTTGCGCGGATTACGATCTTGTTGAACAAGACTCGTGAGGAGATAGCTCGTGATAACGTCACTAACGCAGAAGTTGACCGCATTACTGACCACATTGATCAACGCTTTAACAGACTTGAAGAGAAGATTGATCAGCTTCTTCGCAAAGGATAAGGTATGAAACGCAAGGTTAAAAAATTTCGTGATGGCGGCGACATCCTCACAGGTTTAGGCGCTGGCCTTATCGGGTACCACTTGTACAACAAGTACATGGGGGGCGATAAGGATAAAGATAAGGATAAAGAGCTTGAGGCTGTCGGTGGCCCCGGTCGTCGTCCTAGAACGATTGAAGAACAGACTGGTAGAAAAGCTGAACCTAAAGCAGAAAGTCGTAAAGACTATCTTGAAGAGCGTGGGGCTAAACCAATTAAAGAGACCGGCACTTTTACAGGCCAAGATACAGCTGAACCTGACCTTGAGTACAAAGATAAAGTAGTTAAGCCGAAGCCTGCGGTTAAAAAAGCAGCGCCTGCTGCGCAGCCTAAGAAAGCTGAACCTGTTGCGCAGCCTAAGAAAGTTGAGTTACCAAAGCCCGGTGAGTCTAAAGTTGTGGGCGAAGGTGAGCTTAAGCCTTATCCTAAAGACATTAAAAAGCCAGAACCGCCTGTTACTGGTAAGAGTACGCCAAAGGCTTCTGATGATACGTCTAAGAAAGCTACCAAGTATGGTATTGGTCCATACGGGGCGTTTGGCAGTGTTCATAAAGCTATCAGTGAGTACAAGACCCCCGCAGAAGTAAGAAGCGAAGAAAGACGTAAGCGCGAGAAAAAAGAGAGCGACGTTGCTGGGATGAAAAAAGGCGGCGTGGTTAAGTCATCCGCATCTAGACGTGCTGACGGTATTGCTCAGCGCGGTAAAACTCGTGGGAGAATTTGCTAATGGCTACGAATGAAGGCACCGACCAGAAGTCGGCTGAGCGCAATCTGCGGGGGGAATATGAGAACCTGCGGAAAGACATGGAGCTTAAGAAAGAATCTGAAGCTTATGAGCGCAGTAAGCGTGACGAAAAAGGCGAGGCATTACTTAAATTTGGTTTGGGCATGATGGGCAAGCCTGCTGAACCACTCCCCGGTAAAGGCAAGACCGAGAAGATGGGCGAGAGTGCAAAGCCACTCCCCGGCAAAGGTAAGACCGAAAAGCTTGGCGAAGGCGCAAAGAAGTACGCGTCTGGTGGCTCAGTTTCATCTGCGTCTAAGCGGGCAGACGGTATCGCTCAACGTGGCAAGACTCGCGGGAAGATTTGCTAATGCCTAGCGTCTCAGCTAAACAACACCGTCTCATGGCTGCGGTGGCAACTAATCCAGCCGTGGCAAAGAAAACTAAGATTCCACAGTCCGTGGGAAAAGAGTTTATGGAAGCCGATAGAGGTAAGAAATTTAAAGGAGGCGGTGAGATGAAAGAGTCTAAGGAAATGGTTAAGAAGGAGATCGGCTTCATGAAAAAGAAGGGCGCTCCGAAGTCGATGATCAAACATGAGATGGCAGAGGCTGGTATGAAGTCTAAGAAAATGGCTGGTGGCGGTTTGGCTGCTAGGCACAAGGCTGCTGACGGTGTTGCTGTTAGAGGCAAGACTAAGGCTAAGCAAGTGAAGATGGCTTACGGTGGAAAGTGCTGATATGACTAAGACTAAACGGTATAACGACGGAGGCGTTACCCAGCAGCCAACGTATCCGTTTGGCACGAACGTACAGGCCACGACTCCTACTGATACTCAATCGGCAGGCGGCGTAAACCAGACGTTTAATATGCAACCCCAAGCAACCGCGCAACCTGCTGCGACGACTGCCCCTACGTTCAAAAAGGGCGGCAAGGTAGTTAGCGCATCTAAGCGCGGTGATGGTATCGCTCAACGTGGCAAAACTCGTGGAAGGATGGTGTGAGATGGCAAAAGTAAAACGGATGATGTTCGGCGGCGCGGCTAAAGCTGCGGCGGGTGCGGTTAAATCGGTAGGCGCTAAAGCAGCCCCACCAAAAAGCGCACCTCCACCCGCCTTCCCTGCCAAATCTGGAGTAGGAAATGCCGCCGCTGCACTGCGTAGGCTACCAATGAACCCCCCAAGACCGGGAACGGCGGGCCCAAGGCCAATGCAAAGCGCGGGTAAAGCAGCAAGTGCCGCTGACGCCTATAAAGCATATAACGCCCAAAAAAGCGGAAATATGGGCACGGGTTCCCAAGCAGCAAAAACAGGGCTTGGTGACGCCATGCGTGGACTTGGCGCAGCAAATAACGTAGCTAGAGGCATTTCGCGTAGCGACCTGAAAATGGCTGGCCTGATGAAAAAAGGCGGCGCAGTTAAGAAGGCGATCAAGAAATGATGCTCTCACGCGGGATGGGTGCAATCAGCCCAGCTAAGATCAAAACCATCAAGAAGCGCGATGGGAATGAGCCTGTCAAAGTCTATAAGGACGGGGGTGAAACTAAGTCCCGCGTGAATGAGTCTGGTAACTACACCAAGCCGGGTATGAGAAAGAGTCTGTTTAATCAGATTAAGAACTCAGCTACGCAAGGTACAGCAGCAGGTCAGTGGTCGGCGCGTAAGGCGCAGTTGTTGGCTAAGAAGTACAAGGAAAAGGGCGGGGGCTATAAAGGATGAAAGCCCCCCAGCAAAGTTTAAAGTCGTGGACGGAGCAGAAATGGCGCACAAAGAGTGGCAAGCCATCGTCGAAGACTGGCGAAAGGTACCTGCCAGAGAACGCGATCAAGTCACTCAGCCCGTCAGAGTATGCAGCAACGACCAAAGCGAAGCGGGCAGGAAAGAAAGCTGGCAAGCAGTTCGTCGCGCAACCAAAACGCATAGCCCAGAAGACCGCGAGGTTTAGATAATGGCTTTTACAACCAACACGACAGCGTTTAACCCTGACCTCAACGACATATTCGAAGAGGCGTTTGAGCGTTGTGGCTTGGAACTTCGTACGGGCTATGACTTCCGTACGGCACGGCGTAGCCTGAACTTTCTGATTGGTGAGTGGGCTAACCGAGGCATTAACCTGTGGACTATTGAGCAGGGCTCGATCAACTTAGCGCAAGGAGTGACTACCTATGATCTACCTTTGGATACCGTTGATCTTATTGAACATGTTATTCGCACTGATTCCGGACAAGGCCCTAACCAAACCGACCTGAACATCACACGGATTAGCGTCTCGACTTACTCGACGATCCCGAACAAGTTGGCACAAGGCCGTCCGATTCAGGTGTGGATTAACCGCCAGTCGGGGCAAAAAGTTGGGTCTGAAGGTGCGACACCTAAGTATCCACAGATTAATGTGTGGCCCGCGCCGGATCAGGGTACGACTTTGAACCCGTACTACGTGTTCTATTACTGGCGGCTAAAGCGCATCTACGATGCTGGTACCGGTACTAACGTGATTGATATTCCGTTCCGCTTCCAGAACTGTTTGGTGGCGGGGCTTGCGTACATGTTGGCAACAAAGAAAGAAGGCGTGTCCCTAGACCGTCTGAATGTTTTAAAGTCACAGTACGACGAGGCTTGGGATTTGGCGGCGGGCGAAGATCGTGAGAAGGCGGCGGATCGTCTAGTGCCACGGGAGATGTTCTTCTAATGGGTAATAGGTTTAGTTCAGCCAAGAACTCGATTGCAGAATGTGACCGCTGCGGGTTTCGCTACAAGTTAAAAGAGTTAAAAAAGCTGACGATCAAGACCAAGCAGGTTACGATTAAGGTATGTCCTACGTGTTGGGAACCGGATCAGCCGCAGTTGCAGTTAGGTATGTATCCGGTGCAAGACCCGCAGGCAGTGCGGGAGCCACGTAGGGATAACAGCTACCAACAAGCGGGCTATACCGGGTTGCAGTTGACGTTGAACAC